TGGCGCGTTTGAAGCCGATGCGTTCCAGATTGATGCAGCCGTAGTTTCGTCCATATCGGGTGCCTCAGTTGATGGGGCAGACCTTAGTTCCGCCGCTTTATCGGCAATCGCTGCGGGCTCTTCGGCCACTACGGACGGCAAAGACCTAAGCGCGGCTTCGGTCGCTGCAATCGCTGCGGGCTCTTCGGCCACTACAGACGGTCAGGATTTAAGTGTTGCGTCGCTCTCGCTCACAAACGTTTCAAATGCGTCCTCTGCGACGACTGACGGCAGTGATGTAAGCAGTGCGACAGTATCTGTCGTAGTCGCAGCATCTTCAACATCTACGGATGGGCAAGACCTATCCAGCGCCGCCGTTGCGCCAGTTGTGTCGAGTACATCGGCTACCACGGATGGCCAAGACATCGGAGCTGCCTCACTCAGTGGTGGAACTTCGGTCAGCGCCGCCACGACGGACGGTCAGGATACGAGTGCGGCTACCCTAGCAGCCATTTCGGCCGCAAGTAGCGCAACGACAGACGGGCAAGACACAGGTGTTGCCACAATAGCTACGACCGTAGCAAGCACGTCATCTGCTACAGATGGTCAGGATGTTAGTGCGGCCAGCGTCTCTGTCATCAACGCCACAACCTCTGCGGCGACAGACGGTCAGGATATAGCAAACTTCGCTGTCAGTGTGGGCAACGTGTCTACCGCCAGCAGTGCAACGACGGATGACCAAGACACTAGCACTGCCACCCTTGCCGCGATAACCGCCAGTACGGCTTCGACAACTGACGGTGCCGACACTTCTACGGCAGCAGTTTCCGTGGTATCGGCCGCTACGGCTTCGACAACTGACGGTGCGGACCTCTCCAGCGCAACGGTTGCTTCTGTTCTGGCGCTGACCGGCGCGACAACAGACGGACAAGACACGGCAGCCACTACCCTCGACGCGGTATCCGCAGCAACGTCTGCGGTTGCTGACGGGCAGGACATCAGTGTGGCTTCCGGCAGCACGGTCAATGCTTCGACAGCAACCAGCGCAGCAACGGACGGCCCGGATGCAAGCAGCGCCGTTATCGCAAATCCGATAGCGGTTACCGCCGACGCGGCTGACGGCGCAGACATTAGCGCGGCTGCCGGGACCTCGACCATAGCGGCGCAGTCATCCGCAACTGACGGAGCTGACCGCAGCTTGGCTGCTGGCGATGTCCTTGCTGCATTCACTTCAGCAACTACAGATGGACAGGACCTCTCGGACGCATCAGGGACAGTGATCGGCTTTGCGGTATCACTTGGCGGTGATTCGTATGAAGGCCCCGATGTCATCGTGGTGCCGGAAGAAGTGGTTACCATCCGGCCGCGCCGCAACCAGAAGCAAAACCTCCGGTTCATCCGCGACGAGCGCGCGATCGCTCCCGGGCGCAGCGTCCAGACTTTGGCCCGCCCACTGGTTGCACGTGTCACAAACCCCGAACCGCCTCCCGCGCTGCATGACATTTTGGAATTGTTTGTCGCCCCGGTGGTTGTGGAAGTGCCGTACGTTGAGCCGGAAATTCCGGCGCGCGCTACCCTCGGACAAGCCCGCTCAGCGTTACAAGCCCGGTGCGTTGCAGTCAGTGCCAGCGCATGCGCTTCGATACGACCGCGCGCAGTAGCCCCGGCCCCGGAGACGCGCTCAGTGACGACAACTGCCGGTATTCAGACGCGGGCTCCGCACCTGCGACTCACCATGCAAGTGCACGAACCAGACGATGTGTGGGCTGAACAAGTTGACGACGACGAAGACTTGTGGGCTACAATGCTTGAGCTTATCGACTAACGGAGAAAACCATGACCGATGACGTTAACCCTGAGAACCCCGATGGCGTTGTGATGGCAGAGGCACCTGTTGCCGCTCCCGCAAAGGCCGATTTTGCAGACCATCCCCTGCACGCGGCTCTTACCGCCGAGATCGAAGCAATCGGAGGCTACGCCACCGGCCGACTGCACCAGCTTCTGGAAGAAATGCGCGCTCTGTTTAACCTGTAAGGAAGAACCATGGCTGCCTTTTCCCCACTTCAAAACAACACCGGCACGCTGCGGTACACCATCGGTGTCGCAGCTACGGCAATTACGCTGCCCGCGCGCCCGGGCACGATTCGCATTTTCAACGCGACCCCAGCCAACATCGTGTACATCGAGATCGGTGGCGCGGTAGCGACTGTTCCTGTTGCCAACGGTGCTTCAGGCTCCATGCCACTGGCTGGCGGCGCAGGCTCGATTCCACTTTTGCTGGAAAAAGGCAACTCCACTCAGCTCAGCATGATCGCTTCAGGCGCAGCCACGGACGTTTACGTCACGCTGGGCCTTGGTGACACGGTGGGTTAGTGGTATAAATCGGATGTCGGCGTATTCTGGTAGCAAACCGCAAGCCAGTCACCGTCAAAAGGAAACATCATGCGTTACGAAGACTTCAGCACCAACCTCTTGCGTATCGGCGAAGGCCGAGGCGTACCCGCAGCCGGTCGCTTTGCGGCAACTGAAAAAGCCCCCAGCTCGCTGGTGACCGTTACTTTGACTCCCGCCGCTGTCGCCGCGTCGTCCAACGTGGACCAGACGCTGACCGGTATCCCGGGTGTCGAGTTGAACGACATCGTGATCGCTGTGCGCTATCCGACCAACGTCAACACTTGGATTACCAAGTGCACTCCCAACGCCACGAACTCACTGGCCATCACTTTTGCGTCCAACGCAACCGGTGGCACCCCGACTTCTGGCGCGTACACGTTCTTGATTATCAAGACCCAGTAACATGCGCAAGTTCTCCCCGGAACAGAAACAGTCGTTTGACACGCTCTCACGGCAGTATCCTGAGTTTGGGGAGTTTTTGCGCGAGTGGCGGCAACAAGAGCTTGAAGCTATGGTGCACGCCACGAAAGAGAATTTGGACGTACTTCGCGGTCGCGTCCAGACCCTGACGGAACTTTCGCAGGGACTTTTTGGCCGTGGTATTTCTCCTTAGCAATTGAAAGGCAAGGAAATGGCAAACATCCCAGAGCAAATTCGTAAGCAGATTGAAGCTGCGCAGTCGTTAGTTGACGCTCAGTACGGTACCGGCAAACCCGCCGAACCAAGTACAGAGTCCAACGTGACTGACGTGGAACCGAAACCCGCCAAAGAAGTTGTAGCGCCTGTCAAAGCGCAGGGGAACAGCCAAGAGGAAGATGAAAATAGCTTAACCTACGCCCAACGGTGGCGCTCTTTGCAGGGTATCGTGAACTCTGAAAAGCAGCGCAGTTCACAGTTGGAGGCTCAGGTCCAGCATTTGCAGCAGCTTGTGTCTACGTTGCAGACCGCTCCAGTCGCCAAGATGGCCACAGCCCAGTTCCTGACCGATCAGGATACGACGGACTATGGTTCTGACATGGTGGATGTGATGCGGCGCGCGGCGCGTGAAGAACTCAAGGACTTTGCCGGTGCCATCGGTGCCGTCAAGCAGGACGTTGACGCTTTGCGTCAGGTCGTGCCAGCAGTCCAGCGTTTGACGCAAGACAACCAGCAGTCGGCGCAGGAGAAATTCTTTGCTGCACTGGGAACCGCTGTACCGGACTATGAGCAGGTTAACGCAAACGCGCAGTTCCATCAATGGCTGCTGACGCCCGACCCCATGACTGGCATTCTTCGTCAGACATATTTGGTCGATGCGCAGCGTGCAGGTGACGCAGGACGCGTGGCAACCATCTTTAACACTTGGAAATCTCTCTCTGGAACTCAAGGTCAGACGAACGCTCGTTCCTCTGCCAAGCAAGAACTTGAACGGCAGCAAGCCCCCGGGCGAAACCTCTCAGTCACACCAACGGATAGCACCGGACGTATCTGGGACCCCCGCGAGATTACTGCTCTCTACGAAGATAAACGTCGTGGCAAGTATGCTGGTAAGGAAGCCGAGTTTAAGGCGCTTGAGCAAGACATTTTCAAGGCGCAGCAAGACGGACGCATTGTTCGCAAGGCTGCATAAACTTTTGATTCTTTAGGAGCACTACTATGGCATTTCCAGTCGCAGGCGGCGGCGCAAACTACACCGGCAATTTCATCCCTGAAATCTGGTCTAGCAAGCTGATCGCCAATTTTTACGATGCAACCGTTTGCGCGGCCATCGCCAATACCGACTACAACGGTGAAATCACAGGCTTTGGCGACAAAGTCAACATCCGCACAACCCCTGAACTCACCATCCGTGATTATCAGAAGGGTATGCAACTGCAGGTGGAACGCCCGGACAAACCGAAGCTGACACTGAATATCGACCAAGGCGACTACTTCGCTGCCGTGGAAGATGACGTGGACCGCATTCAGGCCGACGTGAACCTGATGGACGCGTGGACCCGTGACGCGTCTGAAAAGATGAAGATCAAGATCGACGCCAAAGTGCTGACCGGTATCATCCCCAGCATTTCGGCGCTGAACTCTGGTGCTGCTGCTGGCCGTATCTCGGGCAACATCAACTTGGGCGCAACCGGTGCACCCGTTCAGTTGACCAAGACCAACGTCATCGACTACATCGTTGACTCTGGCGCGGTTCTGGACGAAGCCAACGCTCCTGAGTCCGATCGCTTCATCGTGATTCCCGCATGGGTCGCTGCCATGATTAAGAAATCTGACGTGAAAGACGCCAGCTTGACCGGTGACAGCCAAACCCCTCTGCGCAATGGTCGCCTCGGCACCATCGACCGCTATACCGTGTATGTCAGCCACAACTTGAACCGCGTGATTGACTCCGGTAACCAGTGCTTCAGCATCCTTGCTGGACACAAGATGGGCCTGACTTTCGCTACCCAGATGACCAACATGGAGTCCATTCGTGCTGAGTCCACTTTCGGCAGCATCGTTCGCGGCTTGCAGGTCTACGGCTACGCGGTTGTGAAACCCGAAGCTCTGGCCCGTTTGTACGTGCGTCAATAAACCCGCCGAAAAAGGAGTAATCTGAAATGGCAAATTACATCACCGACCAAAAGGGTCGTCTGCTCTCCACGGTGTTTCCTGCATACCGTGGCGATGCTTCTATCGGTGGCCAAGAAGTCATCGAAGTCACCGTTGATCTGTCCCAGATCGGCACGGGTACCAGTCTGACCGCCCTCG